CCACAAGCAGACAGCGAAAGAAAGCTTCTCATATCTACTGGAGTAGACATAAGAAGCTCTACAGGATCTTCTCCTAATGCATATGTATCTGCGGATCCTATTTTTGCTGGCAAGGAGTTGCTTCTCAAAATTGACTTAGAGGATGTAAAAACGTTTGACGCAAAATGGTACAAACGCAAGCCTGGATGGATGATTGTGGCGCATGAGCTGTTCCATGTTTATCAATATTTAAATGATACCGTTTTTCATTTTGATGAAAGTTTTTTTGGTGGCGTTGGAGGTGAGCCAAGTGACACAAGCGAAGATTACCTTTGGTTCTTTGAAGCTTCTGCCAATCTATTTTCTGGTGGAGGTATGATTAGAAATCTTCAGGAACTACTACCAGAGAATTACAACGTTGACGAGGACGGATTCTCGGAACTCAAAATAGATTATTCGTCAGAAGAGATGAACGCTATTATTGATTCTTATGTGGATCAACAATATGCCAAAGAACATATTATCGACAGGGGGTATTCGTTTGGTTATCTAGCGTTAGCTTTTTTGCATAAAAAGTTGATGGCTATAGATTCGTCATTTCAGGAATTATTTCGAAGTTTAATTGAAACAGGAAACTTAGATGAAAGTCTCGAAACTATATTTGAAAAAAGCGATAGTGAGGAAGAGTTTTCTTTTTCAGAGTTCCTAGAGGTGTTCTACGCTGAAGAAGGCAAGGCGTTTTGTAAGGAGTTCTTAAAGCATCATTCGGTAGGTTTGTCCACCGAGACTTTTGATGTAGGCACGGTGAAGAGTACTTATTTTGGTGAAAGTGGTTTGAAGCTCGATGAAGTCCTTCCTGAAACTTGGGCTGGGGGCGTTGAGCCTTACTATGGAACTCGTAACTTGCAGCAAAGCTTGGGAAAGATTAAGGGCTGGATAAAAAAGCAATCAGCAGAGCGCAAGCCAAATTGCATGATTTATATTTGTTCGATTGATATAAGTTTGCTGAATAAAGGCGAAGCTAAATACTTCAAGAATCTTGATACTATTAAGAATGTTTATTGGATAAACATACGCCCTGAGTCGGAACCTGTTGAGGGGCTTGCCTTTACGTCTATTGGGGAGAATATGAATTACATTGAAACGCCAATATCCGAATTGGAAAATGCACTCAATTTAATACCTAGGCTTACCGATAGTAAAAACCCCAGAAACAAGTTAGGGTATAATAATTTAAAAATCACACAGACCGTAAAAGCTGACTTGAGGTAGAGTTATGAGAGCAAATGATTTCGAAGGAATTTTAAATGCAATATCCAGCAAGGATCGAAATGTTCCAATCCCTGGAGTAAATATTTCTGGCGTTAAAGTTAAAAAAGTGGCTGGACGAGCAATATCCTACGCGAGTAGACATAGGGGCTCTTGGTTCAAGCCAGAATATGATTTAACTGAAATACAAATAGCTCAAGATACAGATGCTTTTTTATTTAAAGCGATACAAAAGAAAGTTCAAAGATTCGTATTGGCTGGCTGGGAATTTGTTGGTAACGATAAAGAGACAGTAAACTATATAAGAAGAAGAATAAAAGAAATAGAGACTGTTTCTGGCGTACCATTCAACTTATTAATGACAGATCTGGCGCACGATTTGATTAGATTTTCAAACTGCGCATGGGTTAAAAGCAGGAATAGTGATGCCTCAACTGGAAAGGTGCTGGATAAAAAGGGGAAACTCATAGAACCTGTTGCTGGATACTTTATACTTCCATTTGAAACCTTATGGTTTAAGGTTAAAAAGAACGGAGAGATTAAAAAGATTTTACAAAAGCAATTAGCAAGTTCAGAGAGTAAGGAGTTCTCACCTGACGATATCATCCACTTCTATACAAATAGAAAAGCTGGTTTTACAATGGGAACCCCTGAGTTACTGCCAGTATTAGAGGACATTGCTCTCCTAAGAAGACTCGAAGAAAATATTGAGGAAATGATTGATGCTAATCTACATCCTCTATATCACTATACGGTTGGTAACGATTCAATGCCTGAAAGATACGGCCCAGATGGAGTCAAAGAATCAGATCTAGTTCGCAATACGATTGAGTATATGCCTTCGGGCGGAATCTTTGTTTCCGACCATAGACATAAAATTGATGCTATTGGATCTGAAGGAAAAGCATTGAAGATTCAAGAATACTTGGATTACTTTAAGAAACGCGTATATGCGGGGCTTGGTGTCTCAGCCATGGATATGGGTGAGGGCGACACTGCAAACAGAAGCACGGCTAACACATTATCAAAGATAGCTATACAAGATGTAGAAGCGTTACAAAGAAATATAAAAACATTTATTGAAACGTATGTCATTTCAGAACTACTTTGTGAGGGTGGGTACGAGGAAGCGTTATTCGATAATGAAAGAATGGTTTATATAAAATTTGGAGCAGTCGATAAAGAAGAAAAGATCAAGGTGGAGAACCAAGTAATACAACTCTGGTTGAACAACTTAATAAGCGAAACAGAAGCACGAATAAAATTGGGAGAAAGACCACTCACAGAGGAAGATACAAAACATCTGCATGCAACGCTTGCGCAAGAAAGAGCCCTAGCACAGCAAGAAAAGATGGCAGAGCATACAGCCAAAATGAATGTATCAAATAATGTTTCGAAACCAAAGAATCAGCATGGTGAAAGATCCGCTCCGAAGTTAAGTAAAGAGGACTCTAGTCTATTCGAGAAAATAAAAAATAGTAATAATATTGCTGATGTCTTGAAAACACTTGAAAACTACTAATATAAATATATTAAGATATATTTAATACCCAGGGGAGCAAAATGAGCAAACTCATCAAATATAACGATTTCATTCAAATCAATCCTGATAAAAGAATTCTCTCTTTGGATAAAGAGAGTAAGATGACTCTTATAGATAGTCTTTTATCTAGCGTCGAGCGTGATCGAAAGGGGCTTGTAATCGTCTATGATCTTTCCCATTCGGGAAGAAGAATAAATAATAGGATCTACTCCACTAAGGGTCAGCAGAAGGGTATCGACTCTTTAACAAGTCCATATCCAAAACCAATATTGAGGCACCATGATCAGAATGGAGAACCTATAGGAAGGTTCATCGGCGGGGAATGGCAAAGCTTAAATGACGAGGCCGCTAGTTTTCTAAATTCAAATAAGTCTATGTTAGATGTGCATAACGCTTTCACAGAAGATGATCCACAAAAAATTTATAAAACTTTAAAGAAGTTGGATTTGCTTGATAATAAAGATTGGCCTGGCTTAGGACGAATGCGAGTCCGAGCAAATATTACTGATGAGGAAGCTATTAAGAAATTCCTTGATGGAAGGTACTTGACCTTCAGCGCAGGATCCACAACAGACAGGCACATATGTTCCATCTGCGACCAAGACTGGGTAAGCGATGGTATGTGTGAGCATAGGCACGGCAAAACATATGATGATGAAACTTGCGTATTCATCACGGGTGACTTTATTGTACTAGAGGGTTCAGTAGTAAATACCCCTGCAGATGATTTATCCCAAATAGTAGAGATGGAACTTATTGATGCTTCTGGAAACAAATCCATGAAAGATGTTTCCAGTGAACGCTTTTCATATGCAGAAGAAATCATCATGAGTGATTCCAACTATGAATTAGGAGATGGAAATGAGTTACAAGCAACCGAGCAAAGCAGTAATCAAAAAGAAGAAGAAAAAGAAGAAAGTCAAAAAGAAACGTTAGGCAACTCTAAGATTACGCAGAGGTATAAGTATGAAGATTCCAGCAAGTTGGAAGATCAGGACTATGATCATAGTGTAGTATTGAATGAAAAGGCTATGAAAGAGTTGCACACTAAGGGAATTACTTATGTCGAAGGATCCTCTAAGGCGAAAACCACAATTATCCAAATCGCCTATAACGGTGAAACAAATTCAAATGAACCTCCAACACAAAGGGAAGATAATATGAACTTGGAGAAAGAACAAACAGTTGAGGAAACTGTTGAAACTACCGATTCAAGTGAAGCGGTTGTTGAGACAAAACCTCTTGTAACCGAAGATGAGCCTGAGATAAAGGTAGATCCCGATGAGGATGATACTGAAGATGCAGACTCATTAGACGTCGATTGGAATATTCTTGATCTTGCTTTACAAACCATAATGGTTCAGTTAGGCAATAATATAAGTCAGGATGAAAGAGAGGGCTTGCCCGACGCTACCTTCTGTGGGCCAGAGCGAGTCTTTCCAATTCCTAATTGTGCCTACGTCGAGGCCGCAAAAGATTTAATAAACAAAACTAAGTTTTCTGACGCTGTTAAATCCAAGATGTTATCATTGGTGAGGAAAAAAGCTGAGGCGCTAGAATGTGATTCAGAAGTCGATACATTAAGATCTGACTTAAAAGATTTACAAAAGAAATATAAAAGCCTAGAAGAAAAGTTTAGAACTGTTGTAGAATTCATTGAAGCAAATAAAAAAGTTTCAGCAGATAATACTGGGGATTTAAATATTAATTGTGAAAAAAATGAAGATACAGTTGAAAATACGACTCAAGATGAATTAAATCTAGATGATAGGAATGAAAAAGTATTTTCATTATCAGACAAGGTGTTATTAAATATGAATCAAATCAGCAGTCCATCTGAGCATGCAGACGAGAACGCAAGTGTGAACAAGCAAGATGCTGTATCGTCCCTGGGTTCTTTTGAACAAAAAATTGTTAAAGAATATAAAAATGTTTTATCAGAGCATGGAAAAGATGCTGCCAATAGCTATCTTTATTCCAAATCCACTTATTTGCCTCGCGGCTTCAACCCAAATAATTTTTAATTAACATTAAAACTTTAGGAGAATAATCATGGCTATTAGTCGATTCCAAAGTACGTTTAAAGTTAGAACGGACATGATGGATAACATCACTCCGAATAACACCGTTCAAATGAATGCTTCAGTTCCCGCAGGTGAATGGAAACCTGCAGCATGGTTGCCAACCATCTGGCAAAACGAAGCGTCAAAAGATTTCTTCGTCATCTCTTCAGGTAAAGTTGTATCTCTTGATGCATCTGGTCGTGTCGTACCTTCTGGTTATTTACGTCGTGCTCTCGATACGTTTGATGGCAAGGGTGGCGGCGCACCAGCGGATGAGATGCTTTCTTATACCGCTAGCGATGTTGATGCAAAAGTTATTGATATCAGAACCGGCAAGCACCTTCTTACAGCAGCAACAGGTGCTGTAAGTTTCAAAGAGTTTGCTGTCGCTATATTGGAGAACGGTTGGGTTAATTCAGACCATGCCAATGTTAATCCTGATGTATTGATTGTTGTTGACCCTACAGATCCCGATCATAATGAGTGCCGAAGCATCATTCAGGCGTTCATCTCGGCGCCTGTTGGTATCGCAGCTTATGATGTATATGTTTGGGCTGGTGATGATCCTGCCAACTTGAACTTCACTAATTATCAGAAGCAACATTTAATTCAGTTCTTTACTGATATCCAAATGCGCGTTGGACATGTATGCAACGATACTCAATTAACAATTACCTTGAATGCTGGTAACAGTAGTGCTCCGGCGCTAATTGTAGCGGCAGAAAGCTTGGCTCGTTATACATCGATGCTTGGCGATAGAACTGATGTCGTTTCATTACCCTTGCTTGTTGGTAAAATTGCAACACCAATTGCAAGAACTGGAACATTTGCTAGTAAGAAAACAAGTGTTGAATTCGGTGGATGGGTTGGTCGTGAAAGATCCAGTCTAAACCTTTTGGTTAAGGCGGGAGACTATTGGGTCGATGCTGATGCTGGTAACATTTTGTTTTACAATGATGTTGATAATGGTGCTCCGCTTGAAGTTGGTGCAGGTGCTGGTTCGGCACTTGCAAATGGTGACACTATCAAGGTCTACGAGTATAGTGATGCAGTCAGTGCTTCCGAGCAAATGCAACATTTTGTGGGTGATTGTCGTCCTGGCGACTTCGTTACGTTCGATAAGAATAGTAACTTCATGAAGCGCGCTGCATTAGATCTACCTGAGGTAGATGGAAATGCACAGGCGAATAACGATATTATCAGCGAGACTGCAATTCTAGAGCATACTGAACTTACTATTGGTCGTGTACTTGCTATGCAGAAGGAGCCTCGAGGGCTTCTTGAGCGAGTTCGTACTGGTTGGAATGGAGATGAATTTAAAGCAGATGCAAAGATGCCAGGTTCAGCTACTCAAGGTTTCTCTGACTTAATTACTCTCTCAGATGAATTAATTGCAGATGAGATTATAATTGTAAACGTCAAGATTCAATAATTACATTAAGATAAAGGGAACTTATCATGGCATTTAAAATGACCGATGGAACGCGTTTAGAGCTTCCTAATAATAAAAAGGCTGCTGCACGTTATGTAGCAGATATGATTTCTAACAGAGGCGCTCTTCCCGATACGGAAGAGACGGTAACTTGGGACGAGTTTGTCAATGTAATCTCTCCAAAGAATCGTGATGCAATCTCTTCTTCTGAAATTGCACCTCTTCTTCAGCAGTCTATGGAGATTCTCATTCGTGAGCCCGTAGAGCCCCGTATGGTTATCACGCCATTATTTAGTCGTGTACAAGCGAAAGGTTTGAATACTCAAATTCTTACTGGAGCTATGGGTGCAGTTTATGCTGCTGACGTACAAGAGTCAGGTACTTACCCTGAAGTTAACTTCCAAATGGGTGGCGCTGTTTCAACAGCTTACATCGGTAAGAGTGGTATTGCTGCCTCTTTCACTGATGAGGCGCTTCGTTATAGTACTTTTGATATCATGGCTAAAAATCTTGAGCTCATGGGTAACGCAATGGTTCGCCATAAGGAGCAAAAAGCTGTCGCTTTCCTTAAGCAACTTGGAACCGCACTCTTTGACAACCTTCAACCTTCTAGTTCACTTTACGGTGTATGTAGTGGCCGTGGTGTCGTACAGGATGGTAATGTTGGGACACTTAAAGCAAACGGTTCCATGACTATGGAGAACTTGATGCGCGGCATGGCTCACATGGCAGAGGAGGGCTTCAGCCCTGATACTCTACTTATGCACCCATTATTCTACTACACCTTCTTGCAGGATCCTGTCCTTAAGACCATGATGCTTGCACATGGTGGAGGCTCTATCTTCAATATGTATACTGGTGATCCAGGAAGCCAAGATCCTTGGAGCAATGGCGCACTAGGTGGTCGTGGACCTTCTCGTGGTGTTCGTACTGTGAATCCTCGTGGAATTGGTACTTCAGGTGTTGGAACTGGTGGTGCTGCTGCTACTTCTGTTGAAGGAAGAAGCCAGAATGCTACCTCTGCTCCAAAAATACCTTCGTATTTTCCATTTGGATTCCAGATCATTGTTTCACCTCTTTGTCCTTATGATCCTGAGAGTGAGACTGGTGACATCTTCCTTCTTTCAAGTGGTAACGTTGGTTTCCATCTTGTCGATGAAGAGGCTACCACTGTTGAGTGGCGTGATGAAGGCACTGAGACTGTCAAAGTTAAGATCCGTGAGCGTTACGGCTTTGCTGTCGCACATGAGGGTCAAGGCGTTGGCGTTTTCAAGAACGTTAAACGTATCGCAAACGAGTATGATGGTGCAGTAAATGCTAATGTTGCTGATCTTCTTGATATAACAGAAGCAGACGTAAAGGCTAATCTCTAAGAGATAGTTTACTGACGCGAGCGAATTCCTGTATAGGGGGGAGGGGGCAATAGCCTTCTTCCCCCCTTTTCGTTATGGGAGTGTGCAATGAGTCTGTTCAA